AAAAAAATAAGCCTACCCATTTCTGAGCAGGCTTATCAATCAAAACTAACGTTGTTTATTTAAAAGAAGCCACATTATCCTTATCAAGCTGATACCTCTGCAACTCGTTCTCGTTAAGGCTGAATTGTTTAGCGACCATATCCAGAATCTCCTCCACAAGATAATCGGGCAGCTCCGGGTCGATGTCCGTAGATTGGATACCGGCGGCGTTGATATACCCCGACAGGTCCACCCTGACAGGACGGCGGTAGTACGTCATCTTAACCTCCTCGGTACGGAAGCCTGACTCGTAGACCACGACCTTCCCGTTCCCTATGGAGTAGAATGTCTCCCGATAGTCGTAAGAAGGGCGGTTATTCTCGTCTCCAAGAAGCTCATGGATATTCTCGTTCTTAGCCTCCCACATAACGAAATCAGTGACCTCACACCCTTTGTATGAGAAAACGCCTTTTATGTTAGAGAACCATAGATAGTCGTCAGGTAAGTTAAAGGACGTAGACTCAGGGTCATCCATCCTACCCGCATTATCCAACGACATCCAATAAACAAGAAGGTTTTGGATGGAGCGTATAGTCTCGTCATCCTTCCTATTGAGATAGTACTTAACCAACCGGTCTTGGGCCTCGTTGAACAACAGCACGAACCTTCCCGGATCAAGCTTAATCCCGCCATTGGCCAGATTCTGCTCGTTCTTCTGCAAAGACCTTAGATACGCTTCTTGGATTGTCATCGTTATTCCTCCTTAGCCTTATCACCTTCCTCTACGTCATCCTTCTTCTTAATATCCTTAACCTTCTTGGTCTTGGACTTATCATCGATATTAGACATAGACATGATCTCCTCATACTCATCTAATACATTAGCCTTTATGTTAATAAAGTCTTTCTTGGTAGCCAAGAACTCAGCGGATGTCCGAACGTCAGGTCCTATGATCTGGCCATTATATTGTAATCCGGATGGAGTCATATTGATACGACCATTTCGTTGAAGGACGTTTACGATACGGTAAAACTCAAGAACTTCCTTGAAATCACCTTCCAATGACCGATCCCAGATATCAAGCAGATAATCAACATTGGTCTTCTTCTCATTCATCCAGTTTGATAGAGATCCTGTATAATACTCATCCTCCGTGAAATCCGGGCGAGTTACGATACCGATGTAAAGAAGAAGATCTATGACAGCCTGACGATCGTCGCCGCCTTTCTTAAGGGCGCTGATAAACTTATAGCTGATGTTCATCTTATTGATCTCACGCTGCTGAACGAAATCCTTCATATTGTCTTTCTCCACGAAACAGAACATGGAGTTCATGAAGACAGGATCGCCATCCATTTCCTGAGGAGTCAACATGCCGGAAAATACAGCCAGATATAAATAAAATAGATCTACGGTATTAGCCGTATTATAAACCTTACCCATGAAGATCTTATCCTTAGCGTCATCCCAAAATTCTAAATTGGTTTGAGATAGATCCATCTGCGACATTTCCTCGAAAGGCTTCATGATATTATCTACCCGCTGTTTGACGAGCTTATCGATCTCATTCTTGTCAAGACCATTATAGCATCTTGATCTTGGATAAAAACCGGTGTTATAGGCCTTGGAGAAATCATCCCAAGGGCAACATACGTGAGTGGCGTTCTCCGGGAACGGAGCTTTAGCTATATTAGCGTCTTGAAAGGCCTGAGGAGCACTTCCATCATGTTTGCCTACAACCTCATATAAGGTATCTGACATGATATTGAAACCGTTTACCTCGGCCAATACCTTCCTTGATTTTAAAATTTCTTTCATTTCCTTTTTGCGTTACTTTAAAAAAAGAGGAGAGGAATATCCTCCCCTCTAAAAACCAAATTACATATATGAAAAAACTTAGCCGAAGTAGTTCGGTTGAAGCTCGATAATCAAGAACTTACTGTTATCCATAACCCATGCTGCGGAAGCGGAGTGGCACCAGAATTGTTCTTTCATGCCCGGCAAGGATGATACGATCTCATTACCGTTAGCTTTGTGTGCCCAACGACCATACTCATAACCCCACCACATGCTTACGCCTTCTGGCTTGATATAGAATACGTTGTTATTCATATTACCCAACTTAGCGTTAGCCGTATTAGGAATAGCGGAATACGCGTTAGTCGATCCAGCGTCAGTGATATTCTCAATAATACAAGAATAAGAGGATCTAGGATACATGCCATTCACTAACTCGCTACGATCTGTCATGTCAGCGTAATCCAAAGAAGGATCGTGCTCGAACTCTACATTTCCGATGCCGGGAAGGAAAGCTCCCTTAACCTGTACCGGACCTAAGATCATAGCATCATTAGTACCAGAGATAGGATTAGAAGGCAACATACGGTCACTACCCATACCCCAGCTCAAATTACTCAACGTAGTAAAGAAAGCCTCTCTAATCAACTTCTCTAAGTTAACCATAGCCATAGCTCCTACCTTGAACTTAATCTTACGCTCCGTAATAGGAAGATCTTGACGACCACGGAAAATATAAGCGGCAGCAGCCATAAGAGTATCCTTAGTAATACCCATCGGGCGACTATAGTAGATAGTATAACCACGGCGAAGCTGACGGTAGATACCCTCATTTAAATGGATAGGACCATTTTGATCCATGATAATACCACCTTCTTGCCACATCAACTGTCTAGCTTCCAGCTTAACCAACTCAGCCATACAGAATACCTCCAGCGTGGACGCTACCTTAGCCGTACGTAAATCAAGTCTACCATTAACAGTCTTGCCGATAATAGCCAAATCAGGAATATTACCCTCATACTCGCTTCTCATGGCATTCATACGACGAAGGGCGGTCTCCACGAACTCTGAAGTGCTATTCTGGGCGGCCTGCATGGACTTCATACCAGCATACATAGTGGTCTCACCCTCAACGCCACGGTGGTTTCCTAAACGGAATTCACAAGTCATAGAACCGGCCTTGTCTGCTCCAGATACCTTAGAGAACTGGGTACTGTACTCACCAAGAGCATGACCGATCTTCCAGTAACGGATACCCGGACGTAATTTCTCTTTAGGGAAGTATTTGGCCTTTCCGCCGATAACACGACCCCAATAACGCGTCAAATCACCTTCTGTTTTTGAAGGGATCTCACCAGATATAAGGATATTACAGCCGTTAGCGGCGTCATAGGTGATGACATCATAAGCCGTAAACTCAGAGGTATTCAAAACGATATCAAACAAACTACCGTCAATACCCGGTTTTAGATGATGACCTGAAGTATCCTCAGCCGTAACGACAGCGAATGTCTTTGTAACAGGTAAATCATAACGGAAAGAAGCTCCAATACCGTTAACGGAGATCGTAGCACCGTTATTAATCATACCCATATACATCGGAACAGGGTAGTTGGCGATATTAGAGAACAAGTTCAACAGACCTAGATGATTCTTGTCGGGATCCTCATAATACCAGCTCGCCAATGAGCCTAAGTTATGCTCTACGAGCGAAGTCTTATAGTTCTTGGCATCGGTGAAGGCAATAACGTTATCGCCATTCACGGTAGCCGGGAAACTTTTTGTAAGAAACGGATTCATTTTCAATATATTTAAACGTTATACACTCTTTGATCCACTTAGATCAAGGAAGTTAGCCTCTATAGTATCATTATCGATATTATTCTTATTTTGCTTTCCTCCCTTATTGCCAGAAAGAAGAGTGATGGTCTTCTTATTGACCTCCATCTTAGCCTTGTTAGTCTTCTGTTTAAGGAACTCGTCCTTATTCATCAAGAACAAAGCCAGATCAGCGGCCATGTCCGGATTCTTGATAGCCTCCGAATAAGCTTTATCTATAGCCGTATGACCTTGATTGTCTATCGGCTTGGTAACGAAATCGACAGCCTTACCTATCATCGTGTCAGTCAACTGGAATCCTGAGCTTATAGACGTCTTAAGACCTTTCTTATAGATCTTCATCTGCTCAATCAACTCCTGTTCCCTTTTCTCGGATTTTTTCTTCTCCTCCTCGATAAGGTTATCCATCTCCTTTTTCAGGATATCATGGAATTTATTTGCCTTGGACTCAATGAACTCATCGCCCTTGCCAATCATCATCTCCATATTATCCTTTATCTCGTCTTCCGGCATACCCAACATCTTATAATAATGTTGGATGACCGCAAGCTGATCATTCTTGTTGCTCATATCAAGGTTGTCCAACGGCGCCTGAATGTTCTGATATTGGTTTAGAAGCTGACCTACGTTACCTCCAGCCTTATCCACCTCTATCATCTTCTTCATAAAGTCAGACATAGAACCGGTATCAACCTTATCCTTCAACAACTCATCGGCCTTATCCTTGATCAACCCCTCCACTATATCAAGTAAATCATCTTCTTTTGTGATAGTAGAAAGATCGACTGGCTTGTCATCTACCATAATATCAAGGTTATCGATACTGTCGATGATACCTCTAGCGGCCATCTTCTCCAAGAAAGATTTCCCGTTAAACACTGATACCACGTTATTATTATCAGTACCGCCTCCGCCAAAGGAATCCGGGTCTGGGTTGGTAGCGTCGCCGCCCTTATCCCCGCCACCGTCAGCCGATCCGCCGTCGGCAGGTTCTTTCTTGGTGTCATCTATAAGATTACCATCCTTATCATATTTACCCTCAATATTATTCTTATCGCCATCACCGTCACCACGGTAAAAAAGCTCCTCGACACTCATGGTCTTAAAACCCTTAGCGAAATCACCCATGTCATTCATACAATTTCCTTTTTTGCTTTTTACAAAATTATCATTAATCTAATTACCAATTAAATCAAACCCATTATAGTATATGACAGAATTTTACGCCAAAATGATTACAGATTTTGTAAAAATATTTACAAAACTTGTAATCAATTCTTGTTTATTATTGACGTAAACCTATCTGTATCAGAACGTTTGTTTCTAGCGTCTATCTCCTTTTCTTTTAATTCCAACTTCTTTTTCTCTATATCCTCACGAGATCTTCGCTCAGCCTCGGCGTTAGCCTGTCTGGTTCTCATATCCTCCTCCCGGATGTCCAGATCCCGTTCCTTCAAGGCCCTATCAGCCATAGCCTCAACGTAATCCATACCTTCTGAGTTGTTCTCAGTCCTAGCGGCTTGACCGGCGGCCATTATGCTCTTACCCCGTAAATCGAAATTACCCTTGATGTAAGCAAGCTCCTTATCCTTCTCATGCTCATCGTTACGTGCCTGTTGTTCGGCCTCGGCTTGCTGCTGGACAAGTCGCTGTTTATTCTGGTATTCCTCTTGCCTTACACGATCGGCGTAAGATCTGGCATCCCTTCCGATCTGATTCATCTCAGCCGTTGAGTTGGCGCTCATCATCCTAGTGATATCAAGCAAGTCATTACCTAACGTATTTGTCTGTAATATATATTGTTTCAAATTCTCCAATTCCAGACGTTTCTTGGAATTAGATACAGCCATAACATTAAGATGACGTAACGACAAGCTGTTATCCGTAAGACTGATGTAAGCCAAGGAAAGATCGCTGTTCCTGTACATCACGGTCCAATCGTATCCTTCCTTCTGACATACTTGAGCCACGGCTAGATGAATATCCAATGTCCGTTTCTTGAAATCATCGAAATCATTAAAGTAAGTCTGGGTCTGTAGCATAGTAGCGTTAACTCCCTGTTTTACACCCGTAGAACTCTCGTATCTAGTTGACTGACCCATGGCCTGCTCGGATATACCTATCATCCTATAAGCCATCATATAGGCGTAAGACGCCATTTCCATACGGGATCTTATCTGATCCGTATTAGTAAGATCATATACACCGAACTGATTATATATGCTGCTCATCTGCGGATTCTGGTAAGGATTGTTTGTGTCATTACCACCTACACCCATAAACGAGACAGACTTAACGATCTGCATGAAAGTAGCCAAAGCTCCCTTCTTGTCCATCATATCCTTATATTCCGTAGGCAGGAATCCTAAGTCGCCTAAGAAGAACTTACCGATCTCCTTCTCGGCGTTATTGTATAGCTGGTTCATAGCAAGGTTATACATCATCTGGAACGGCTGTATGCGATCAGCGAGACTAGCCCCTATAAATCCAGAAACCGGAATGACATAATCATACAGACTGCTATCACCATGTATCTGATGAGGTATTGGATCCCCACCAATATATATAGGCTTATCCATTAAATTACCTCCGGTGATCTTAACGCCAAACCTAACCTCAGGGACATACTCCAAGATGTAGGTGTTCACCTCAGGATCACTGACGGCTTCGGCCATAACCCTCTTCACTTTCTTGATACCGTTCTTCTCCAAGAACTCCGGGAGAAGCTCATCTGTCACAAGCTCCTGATCCACCATCCCAGTCTCCGTCATGTAAGTTATTAAGAATACCGGTTTCATGGATACCCAATATCCCTCCATGACTCTAAAAAGGCGGGAATCTATCTCATATCTCTTGCCATCGGCCATACCGGAGTTGAAATATCCAAAGGGATGGAAGCGGGGCAAGAAGCGGGGCTGGGTGTGTTCCTCCCCGTCCGGTCCGAAGGTATGGTACTCTCCCATAGGAACACCATAGTAATCCTCAGCCGCAACGATAGATTCATAATCATGATACCCTTCCCATGGAATAACCTCATTCTCATACATACCGGTAATAGAGGGCTTCTTTTTCTTCTGATCATACCTAGTACCGTCATTGGATACCCATCCCTCGTAATCATCATCACCTCCCATAATCCGGCGCTTATCCTTAGCCGTCATCTTATGACCGTATTTTGATATCAACTCAACACCCTCATAATAATGAAGACGGCCTACATAACTTCCATATTGCGGATATTTTACATCAGGATGGAACACTTCCATAGGACTCCACACCTCCGGTCGATAGTAATCAAAACCGACGAAATGATTACGAAACATCTTTCCGCTAAGAAGACGATCCCGGAAATTCTCCCTGTCAAGCTCATCCATATAAAACCTGCTACGATCAGCCTCGATCGTATGATCTCCCCATACAGCCGCCTGCGTCTTCCATCTGGTACTCATGAACCTCTGGATATCATCTGGTGTCATAGACACCTTGGCTTGTTGAATTTGCTCTGCGTAAGCCTGACGTTCCTCCTCGGAATTAAACTCATTGTATGTAGGATCAAGCCCGGCTTCTACAAGACGCTGATTGACGATAATATCCCACTGTTCTTGTATATGGCGATGAAGTAAGTTTGACATTGTGCCCTCATACTCACTTATAGCCATATCCCCTACCTCATTAACCGTATACTTATCCTGTAGGTTTGTCAACCATCCCTCAAAAGCGTTTACAATACCACCTATGATATCATAATGCTTCAAGAAAGAGGGTATCCTTATATCACTCCTTAACTTCTGTACGTTCCTTAACTGTGGGATAACATCCGCCATCTCCATAAAAGATAACTTACCATCCGCCATCAGATAATAGTCACGGTACATTTGGTTACGATCATACTGTTTCAATCCTATCGCCTCAAGAGCGTCCATACAATCCTCTTTCCATTTCTTATTTTTTTTCTTCGTGGAAATAGCCTGAGGAGGTAATCCTAATAGCGCCCCTTTTGCCGGAAACGAATGATCTCTATTAAACACTTCCATGATTATTCAATTTTATTTACAACAAAGATAGGCGTTTAATTGACATTCATTTACCTAAAAGCTCCTATAGATATTGATCCAAAGGCAGAGGCATATATCTCATGATGTTTATAAGCGTCTTCCTTACGGGCGTTATTCATCTCATCTATCTTCGATTTAGGCATATAATTATTATCATCAAAATACCTTGCTAGCACAAGAGCATGACCGAAGGATATTATCCTATCGACGTTCAATCCTGGCTTGTACTGTATTATTTCATCCAGTAGAGCTATATCATCAATCAACTCAATACCCTTGACCGTTATATCAAGACCAGTACTATCATCATATCCGATAACGAAATCCTGCCAACAGTAATCCACGACACACGAGAATAGCAGGTTCTGGTTACCGGGGGTAGGGTATAGACCTAACTTGCTGTTCTGCCGGGAGCCGGCCTTCACATACTTATTGGCTATTGCCTCACCAGCAAACAGGAAGAAAGACGCTGGCATACCGCTTTTACGGTTAAGGTACTGCTCATACATCTGGTCAGCGTTCTCCATAAGACATATAGCACCATATCCCTTCTGAAGCACCTCACAAGTACGGCAAAACTGATCTATGGATGATGGGCGGGATACGTAAGAGGCAACTATTCTATAGGCATAAGGATCTCGAATACCGACACGCCTTTTGAATACATAAAAAGCTCCTAATGAAGGGGTGTCGGACTTGGCCTGTTTATAAGGGTCGCAATTGTGAACAGATATATTCCTTAATAGATAATTATTTGTATCACATTCAAAATTATACACAGGACCAGTATACTTTCCTTTAGTTATAGATGATATCCTAACATATATATACTTATTATCATTACTAATAAATATACCTTTAGAAGGACTTTTCCTTGTATTGGTATCCACATATATCTTAGATAATTTTGATATATAGTCAGGAGTTATGTTCTCAACTAGCTTCCTGAAATACACAGTATAGTTATGACCTATCCTTAAATGATAACATGGTCTTTGAGATTTAACCTTATTACCATCTATATACTCAGTCCTAATGTATTTCATTATAGATATACCTCCAACTATACCAATAGATAACAATATATCCTGCATACCTTCAAGAAGATCAATGCTGACGCTTACGAAATCTAGACCTGAATAATTACGAAAATCATTATGAACAGACCCATCCGTATCCAGATATCCATGGACTAAACTAACCTTCATACTAAAAGGGAGATATTTAGCAAATTCAGGAACATATTTACCATAACAATATTTACCAAAATTATTGACAAGCCACTCACTTAGATAAATATGTTTAAAACTTAACTCCCAATTCCCCTTTCTATATCTCTCCGAAGGCTTAATACCAAAAAGATTATCTATAACCTTGTAATACCTATCCCTCTCTTCTGGATAGTCAAAACAAATAGCCATCTGTACACGACACTGCTTATCAATCCATCCATTCCCTAGCCACATCCCGACAAACCACCAAAAATCATCAGAAAGCATATAATCCCTAAATCCCGGAATATCCATCCTTTCTTCGGCATACATATTTGGAATCCTTGTCCACTGCCCCTCTTTTATATCCTTGACAGGTATGTAATCAAATTTGAATAAATCTTCCCTAACCCTTCTACCTACGGTCTTATGATCAGAGACAAAAATAGGATGCTCTGAAGTAAATCTATTTATTCTTACGCCATTATACATCTTTATCGAATAAAGATCCTCTTCGACCATATTTCTGACAAGTCTCTTGCGTATCCTAACATTATCCCCTTCGTTATTAACCAAGAAATCATCATAGTCAACATCCTCTACATTCTTATACCCATCAGAAGTCAATACCCTTTCTCCTGGAGGCATACATCCAGCGACATAAATAAAATCATCAAACCTATTAGATTGAGGCATCTCGAATATCTGAACAGGAGCGTCAATAACACCTCCACTAAACGGGAAACCAGCTAGCTGTTTATTAGATTTAGTAGTCCCCAGTTTATTACCTGACTCAAGAAAGACATCACACAGCATACCGCTATATTGCCCCGACTCAAGGAGATCATTCTTATGCTTGATAGCGTACTCGACCGGAAATAGGTTCTGGGATGAGCTTAAAAAACAGTCATCGATCGTAAATGGATAGAACATAGTATGAGAAGTGTACGCAACCCTATCTTTTGTAGATAGTTTCTTCCGTTCCTCATTAAGTTTATTGGTGCTAGCCTCGAAATCAGTAGCGTCGATCTTGATCTTATTAAGCTTCTTGTCATCAGGCTTACCAAGATAATCGCCCAATCCTATAGTTCTCTTAACACCGGAGTTAGCCATCTGACCGGGGACAAACATCGCCCATTTCCTTTCTTTCCATGTTTTCCCTTTCATGGCTCTCCGATTTAAAATATCCCAGTCCATGACCAGGAGATTGTATGTATCAGGATCAGAGAACATCTCCTGAGCGTCCTTGGATAGTTCCACCTCACCACCGGTACCAGCCAAGATAGGACTGAGACGCCAGCCATAAGGAGTGTCGTAGGACGGCATGGCGGCCGTGTACGGTTTCTTGATAGGTCCCTTACCTACCTCGTCGAAAATAGCCGTGGCTGGGGTCAGACCGGCAGTCTTCTGCGTGGATGTCTTCCTACCCATGTTGATATTGGCTATGGATATTATGGCATGAACATCACGAACCCCGTTGGACATACGCTTGCCTAAGGTGACACCAGAACTCCAATCGGTCTTGGTCCTGTTAATCCTGAAAAAAGGATGCACATGATCAAGACCATACTCACAATACTCACCTATATTAGATAAATCGCTATCGCTGAAACCTACCA